CTGTAAAAAACTTTATCCGTAATAGATGAGACTGGCCGGTGATTGCAGTAGTCCGGCAATTACGGGTAGTGCTCTGGAAGTGCAAGCAGTTTATAGAGAGCATAAGATTCCCTGGTGTCCGGGGTAAGTTAGCAGTGCATATACTCTAAACTGCATGTCTCAGGTCTGGGATAAAGAAATGGTCGTTGATTGAAATGACTGGTAGTGCAGTGGTGTAAATGGGAGCATAACTGGCATGCGCTGGGAAGTATCGGTTCGAGTCCGATTTGCACTATAGCTTATCTGCCGCCGGATCACCGTAGAGGCAGGGAGTACGACAGCATGATGTGCACTATGTGCTGCCGTGGCCTCCGGGATTATCCCCCGGGGTAAGCAATAGAGAGCGTCTGGTCAGATAACTGGCTGGGCGCTTTTGTTATGGGTATATAGCTCAGAGGGAGAGCGGCGGCCTTATAAGCCGTGTGTCACCGGTTCGATTCCGGTTATGCCTATTGTATCCTGATGGTTTATAACAGTTTGCAAATTAGTAAAATACTGGAAATAAGCTACGAACCATTGAATATGCCTATCCCGAGGGGTAACATATACCAGAAGGGAGGCGCTACATATGGAGAATCTAAGAAGGTTCACTGACGATGAAATTGTATTACGCGCAAAAAAATATGAAAAAAGGATGCGGGATTTACAATGGGAGGCTAAGTTATACATTGCAGGAAATGGTGGTAATGAAAAGGATGTATTGCGAAGATACCATCTGCTGAGAAAAGAAATAACCCAGGAATCAAATTATCTGGAATCCAGTAAAGGAACGATATATAGGATATCTGATGTACATAGGGCATATCAAGACGGCCTAGATGATTGCAAAAGGAATGGATTTGCTCATGTGCAGGAAAGAAAAGTATCTAATAGGATCGTGAGCATTCTGGAAGAGGCGATATATCGCCTTACAAAAGAATTGGATTACATGGGAGAATATAAGTGATTGATTAGGAGGCGGTTTAGGACCGTCTCTTTTTAATGCAATAAAATAGAGGAGGGGATAAGGTGAATACACGAAGCATAATGAAAAAGCTACAGACAGCTATACTAAAAGAAGGATTAGTAGTAAGCATAGATACGCGACAGTTTTATGCTCAAGATCAGCAACGTATGATAACAATATTCCGCCTTACCACCCCAGTATCACACCGTAAGAAAACAGGGAAATTAAAAGATGAGCAGATGACGATACTTTCGTCTACATCTGGCATAGAGGCTATACAATGCCTGAACGACATATATAAGGCGGTGAAAACTTAATGCAAGACGAGCTTATAGGAAAGTTAAAACCGCAATATAAGGCGTTCGCCGATAATTACATAGAAAATGGCGGCAATATGACAAAGGCGGCGAGAGATGCCGGATATGCAGAAAAGGGCCTGAATAAACGAGTGGGAAGGCTGATGGCAAACGAGGGCATAAAGGCATATATAGCCAGCCGACAGCAGGAAATTGATTCACAGCGAATATGTAGCCTGAAAGAGATACAAGAATTTCGTTCCCGTGTTGTTCGTGGGGAAGAAAAAGACCAATTTGAACTTGACGCTGCCCTCACAGAAAGATTAAAAGCTGCGAATGATTTAGAAAAAGCTTTAAAAATCAAGGAAGAGGAAGAAGAGAGACAGCGTATTGCAGAAGCAGCCCGTAATGCCGGAATATGGCATATGGACTTAGATATCATCGCAGATGGTTTTCACCCAATTATCCGTGACATAAGAAATAGAAAACATACGGAATATGACTTTCCCGGTGGTAGAGGTTCCACGAAATCTTCATCAGTGTCGTGTATAGTCGGAGAATTGATAAAAAACAACAGTGATATGCACGCCCTTATTCTGCGAAAGGTAGGAAATACCTTGAAGGACTCAGTCTATGCACAGATGAAATGGGCAATACAGAAGATGGGACTGGAGGATGAGTTTATATATAAGTTGTCTCCACTAGAGATTATATACAAACCTACTGGGCAGAAAATATATTTCCGTGGTGCGGATGACCCACTGAAAATAAAATCAATTAAACCGGAATTTGGTTATATCGGGATAGTATGGTTCGAGGAACTGGATCAGTTTGCGGGACCGGAAGAAATCCGAAGCATTGAGCAGTCTGCCATCCGTGGAGGTGATGTGGCATATAAATTTAAATCGTTCAATCCTCCAAAGAGTAAAAATAACTGGGCAAATGAGTATGTGGCGGAAACAGAGAGAGATAACCTGGATGCTGTGGTGTACAGGAGTACATATAAAGATGTGCCAGCAGAGTGGTTGGGACAGAAGTTTATTGACGACGCGGAACATTTGCGCGAAGTAAACCCAGAAGCATATGAGAATGAGTATGACGGCGTGGCTAATGGTTCAGGTGGAAACGTGTTTGAATACATTGAGATCCGGGAGATTACAGATGATGAAATTAGCCGCATGGATAGGATTTACCAGGGTGTTGACTGGGGCTGGTACCCAGATAAGTATGCATTTATCCGGTCTTATTATGACAGACACCAGGAAAAAATATATCTTATAGATGAAAATTATGTAAATAAAACGCCAAATAAGAATACTGCGGCATGGATTAAGGAACATGGGTATGATGATTACCTGATCACATGCGATAGTAATGAAAATAAATCCGTGAATGACTATAGAGATATGGGGATTGTGGCAAGAGGTGCGATCAAAGGCCCTGGAAGTGTAGAGTACGGATTTAAGTGGCTACAAGGCAAAACAATAGTGATTGATAGGCGCAGGACGCCGAATGCATACAATGAGATAACCAAATATGAGTATGCCAGAGATAAGGACGGCAATGTCATGAGTGGTTATCCAGAGGGACAGGAAGACCATATAATAGCGGCATTGCGCTATGCGTACGAAGACTTCTTTAACAGAAGGGGGAACAGCGCATGACAGTGGAAACATATCTTGCATTAAAAGTGATTATAGCCGCCATTGCTGTGATTTTTAGTATTACTTATAGCATCTGGCGTTGGAAAAGGTGATTAAACTATGGGGATTATATCAACGATTAGGAGGTGGTGGGGAATGTTGTTCAAGAATGAAGCAGAAAGAGAGTTTAAAGTCAGCCCGGTAACGTCCCCACAAATGGACGCTCTTATCAATAGGTGTGTGATGATATACAGAGGTTATCCGGCGTGGGTAAATGAAAAGGACAATGTTCGGACAATCAATTTTGCTAAAACCATATGTGAGGAGACTGCCAGGCTGATAACGCTTGCAGTCTCCATTTCTGTTAGCGGATCGCCAATGGGGGAATATTTGCAGGGGCAGATAGACAAGTGCTATTTCAACCTACGTAAGTGGGTAGAGATGGGGCTGGCGCATGGCACAGCGATTCTCAAGCCTAATGGCAGCGGTGTGGATGTATTTGCCCCGGCTGATTTCATCATCACATCTACGGACGATAACGGTAATATCAATGGGATTATATTCAAAGATGGCTACCAGAATGGTAATAGGTATTATACCAGGTTGGAGTATCACAGATTTGAAGCTGACTATGTGTATGCCATTTCTAATAGAGCGTATGTGTCTGACAGCCAAGATGAAATTGGAAAGAAGATAGACCTGGAAAAGACACGCTGGTCGAATTTGTTGCCAGATGCATATATCACCAAGGAAAATAACGAGAGGCTGGACAGCCCTCTATTTGGAGTGTTCAGTACACCTGACGCAAATAATGTAGATAGTAGCAGCATACTGGGACTACCTATATTTTCCACTGCGATTGAGGAACTAAAGGACCTGGATATAGCATATAGCAGGAATGCGTATGAAATTGACATCAGCCAAAAAATAACCCTGCTGGATGATAGATTGACACAAGAAAGCGGAATGAAAATAGGAAGTAAACAAGACATAAGGCTTCCTAAATTTGTGAGAAATGTGTTCGGGAATAGTGAAAACGAATTCTATCAGGAAATAAACCCACAATTAAATACAGAGACAAGAAAAGTGGGAATTAACATGTATCTCTCATTTATTGCTTATAAATGTGGTTACAGCAACGGTTATTTCGTATTTGATGAAAAAACGGGGATGGTAACGGCGACGCAGATAGAAGCAGACCAGCAGAGGACAATACAATTTATAAAGGACTGCCGGGACAAGCTGGAAAACTGTATGGACGGCCTGATATATGCATTGCAGATCATGGCGGAGCTGTATGGCCTGGCACCCTCCGGGCAGTATGAGGTGGAATACGGATTCGGGGATATCATATACAGCTACGAAGAGGACAAGGCAAACTGGTGGAAGTATGTGGTAAAAGGGAAAATCCCGGCATGGAAGTATTTTGTGAAGTTTGAAAACATGACAGAGGAAGAAGCAAAAGCCCTCACAGCAGAGGCACAGCCGGATGAACCGACGTTATTTGGAAAGGAAGAGTAGCTTATGCTGTCACCGGATTATTTAAGGCAGATAACAGAAGGGGCAGAAGAGAATGCCAGTAAATTACACCAGAAGATTATAATCCTTATCATCTCTCGTATGGTCAGGAGACTGGAAAGGAGAGAGGATTATCTTTTCACTCCAATTGATAGATGGCAGATAGAAACAATTCAGGAGTCAGGATACCTGCTAGAGGATATCCAGAAGGAGATATCAAGCCATCTCAGAATCCAATATAATGAGGTCAAAAACAGGATGGAAGAGGCAGGTATAAAAGCTATTGAGTATGATAATGAAGTGTATAAAGCTGCTGGACTGTCCCCTACGCCACTAAAACAAGCGCCACACCTGATTAGGCTTATGCAAAGAAATTATGAAGCTACTAATGGGGAACTGCGGAACCTTACACGGACAACCGTCAATGCCGCACAGCAGACGTTTATTGAGGAATGTGATATGGCGTATGAGAAGGTCACTCGAAATGTACAACCGTTATCGGGAGCGGTGAGAGAAGCAGTTGATAATGTGTCGAAAACTGGCGTGAAAATTGTGTATCCATCCGGTCATGAGGACTACATAGAGACAGCAGTTGCAAGGGCAGTAAGAACAGGTGTGGCGCAGGCCACAGGAGATATACAGATTGCGCGCATGGAGGAAATGGAGTGGGACATTATACTCACAAGCGCACATTATGGGGCACGTACTGGAGATGGCGGGGAAAACCCAGGTAATCATTATTGGTGGCAGGGGAAATTTTTTAGCCGTACTGGTCAGGATAAAAGGTTTCCTGATTTTCGCACTTCAACAGGATATGGTTCCGTAACTGGATTGTGCGGTGCAAATTGCCGCCATTCTTTCGGACCTGGAGATGGCATTCATAATCCATATGGAGACATTGATTCCGAAGCAAACAAGAAGATTGAGGATATTAACAAGCACATGAGAGAAATGGAACGTAATATCCGTAAAACAAAGCAAGAGTTGCTTGGTTTGCGAACGGCAATTGAGAGCACAGGGGATGAAAAGTTGAAGTATGAGTTACAACAAGAATATGACCATATAGCTGCCACCCTTAAAAGACAGAATGCTAAATATAAGAATTTTTGTGATATGCATAATATAAAACCTTTGCAGGAAAGGTTGCATATTGCAAAGTGGGGGCCTCCAGAGGAGATGAAGGCCAGAGCGGCTGTGGATAGATACAATAACAAATCTACATAAGAGGTGCGTGTGGTTCTCCGGGAACATACAAGGGGGTTCGATTCCCCTCACACGTGTTACCTGGCCGGGGGTCAATCCGGCAGAATCCAACCGCAGAAAGAGCGGTCAATAAAATCATTTCAGGAGGCAAGGAAAATGAAAAACATTTATGAAATCATGAAAGAGTTCGGAATTGAGATCCCGGAAGGCAAGAAGGATGGATTCGACAAGGCATGGAAAGAAAATTACCGGACAAAGGCTGAATTCGAGAAGGCGGCAGCCAAAAGGGACGAATACAAACAGTCTCTTGAGGACGTGCAGGGAAAACTTGAAGATTTTGAGAAGGTGGATGTGGAAGACTTGCAAAACCAGGTTAAAACCCTAACAGCAGAATTGCAGAAAGAGAAGGAAGAGCGTGCTGCCGAAGAGTCACGCAGGGCATTGGAGAAGACAGTAGACACATTCATGGGAGACAAGAAATTCGTGAACTCCCTGACCGCAGACAGTATCAGGGAGAAACTCATGGAAGAACTGGACAAGGATACCGCAAAAGGAAAATCTATTGAAGATATCTTCAAAGGACTTATCACAGACAAAGACGGGAACCAGATCCCGAATATTGTCGTGGATGAGGGACAGCAGAAGGCTGAACAGAATAAGGCAAAATTCACTACTAAGTTCACCGGTACTGGAAATGGCGGCATGACAAAAGATGATTTCAGGAAGCTGTCCCTAGACGAACGTACTAAATTGAAACAGAGTGACCCGGAACTGTACGAAGCAATGAGAAAATGAAAATAGGAGGAAATAAGTTATGGCAATGACTGGAACATTTGGAGGTTTTGTATTTGACCCGGAGGTATTCTCCGAATATATGACAGAACAGCCTACATGGAATGACAGAATTTTAGCATCCGGTATTTTGGTACAGGATAATACGATTATGGATTTGATCGGTGACAAGGGAAATGTGGCAACACTGCCTTTCTATGTGCCGATTGATGCCGAAGAGGACCCGGCGCTGAACAATGATGGAGAAACGGACAACACCCCGTCCGAGATTACTGGAAGCAAACAGACCTGTATGTTGATCCAGAGGATGAAAGCATGGAAGGCACAGGATTTTACAAAAGAACTGACTGGAGCGGACCCTATGACACATGTCGCGAACAGTGTGTCCGGATACTATCGTCAGGTGAGAGCTAAAGACCTGATGTCTATTGTGGATGCTGTGTTAAGCCTTGACGGGATGGCGAATCATATCACAGATATCTCGGCTGTAGAAGGGGACCCTGCGGAGGCAAATAAAGTAGATGAGACTACGCTTATTTACGCACAGCAGAAAGCAATCGGGGATTCTGCAGAGAATATGGGACTTTTGTTCCTGCACTCTTATATGTATGCCAGATACAAGGCTATGGGGCTTGTGGATTACAACAAATATACTGTGCCGAATGCTCTGGCTGGTGATGTGGAAATGCCGACGATCGGAGGCTTCATCCCGGTAGTGTCTGATCGGTTTACAGTAGATACTTCTGGTTCCGCGCCGGTATATAAGACTTATATGATTGGCTCCGGCTCTATACTTACCTGTGATAAGACCAACTATGAAGACCCATACTACGCAGACTACGACCCAGAGACAAAAGCGGGCATCCGCAAACTGTATACGAAGCAGGGGTATGTCATGCATCCAAATGGATTTTCTATTGCCGCAACAAGAATTAAAAAGGAGTCCCCAACCAATGTAGAACTCGGGACAAAGACAAACTGGTCTTTGGCTTACAAGGAGAAGAACATCCGCATGGGTATGATTAAGTCCAATGGATAAGAGGTGACGTTATGTATACCACATACGAATTTTACACAACACGCTATTTTGGAGACGCAATCCCAGAAGAGGCCTTTGAAAAATTTTGCCAACGGTCTTGTGATGAGATTGACATTTTTACATTCAACCGGTTGATAGATGGACTTCCGACTAATGAAAGAGTGGCAGCCAGGGTGCAGAAAGCAGTATGCGCCCTGGCTGAATTGTTTTACCGGATAGAAGCAGAAGATAGAAAGGCAGAGAAATCTACTGGTATTATCAACAAAGAGGACGGAACGGTGATAGGAAAGCAGATAACCGCCGTGTCATCCGGGAGCGAGTCTATACATTATGCTGTGGGACAAGGTACAACAACCAGTACCATAACTACAGCAGTGAAAGATATGAAAGCCCGTAGGCGATTGGAATATGACACGGTGAAGGAATATCTAACTGGTGTCAAAGATGATAAAGGAGAGTTGCTACTATATGCAGGATTGTAAAATTAATGTTTTAGGGACAAAATATAGTCTATTTTTCCGTAAGAGAGATGAGGACGAAGGATTAAAAGAAAATGATGGGTATTGTGACAAAACCAGTAAAGAACTTGTGATCTGTGTTCATGAACCAGAATTAGGTTCAGTCAAGAATCTTGAGGTTTACGAAAAGAAAGTAGCGCGACATGAAATCATCCATGCCTTTATTGAAGAAAGTGGGCTTTCCGATAATACTTTCATATGTAAAGAAGGATGGGCGAAGAATGAAGAGATGGTTGACTGGATGGCCGCTCAGCTTCCAAAAATATTTGTAGCATTTTCAAAAGCTGATGTGATGTGAGGTGGTTCCCATGTACAATAGAACGATTACTGTATTTAATCGTAGTGGCAGCGAAAAGAATGGCTTTGTTTGGTTCCCGACTGTCATTGATGGCGTATACCTTATCATAGACAAGGGTGCTGGTATGGTCAAAACTGGGCTGGCAGAAGCGAATAAGGCTAACCTGCATATCCAGTATATATCTGTAGGCGGAAAGGTACTGGTGGTCGGAAAACCGTACATGCTGCCGAAAGAGTGGAATACGCAGTCAGATGAGGAAAAAGCAACCTCAATCACATTCAACGAGGGATGTGACTTCTTTATTGATGGCGAATACGCTGAGAAAGTGATTGTTGAGGATGAAAGCATTTATACGAATGGCCTGTTATCCTATATGAAATCTAAATATGATAATGTGTTTAAAATTAACACTGTGGGGAAATACAGCCTTATCCCACACTTCGAGATCGGTGGTGAGTAGATGGCACGAAAGCATTTCAAGGGGTTCTCTATAGAGGAAATGGGCGTCAAGATCAAACTTGACATGGGCGGAGCTGAAAAAGCTATGCGCCGTGCACAGTACGCGCTTGATGGTGCCATAATGCAAAGTATGATACCTTTTATGCCAAAAGTTACCGGGGACTTTATACAACGCACTGTTGCAAAAAGTGCCGCTGTCCAAGGTACAGGAACCGTCTATGCTGGTGCAGGACCGGAAGGCCGATATCTATATATGGGAAAAGTCATGGTTGATGCAAAAACCGGAAAAGGCCCCATGAATATACCCGGAGTTGGCCTGAGATATAAAAAGGGGACAAAACTTAAGGCGACAGAGCGTGAGTTGGATTTTAAGAATAGCAAATTACATAATCCTGATGTGCAGAAAGAATGGTTCATCCCAGCAAAAAAGAAAGACCTTAAGAGATGGATTGCGCAGGCGCAGAACGCCATAAAGGAGTAAGAGTATGGCAGGTATAAAATATGACACTGGCGGCTCGGCAGTGATGACAAAGGCCATAGATGAGCTGATAAACCGGTTCCCTGGATGGACAGAAGAGGAAGAGGTTGTTTTTTCATTTATCAGTGATGATTCGGGAGTGGCATGGTATCCGGTATCCGGAGCGGTAATAGAGAGAGAAAAAAAGACAATCGTTGGTGAGGTACGGCAAACCTGCCAATATCCGTTTTATGTGCTTTATCGTACCGCATCAACATCTGAGCATTTGCGGATAAATGTAAAAGAGAAGCTTGATAAACTGGGAGAATGGTTAGAACGGCAAGAGATAACTGTATCCAGACAGAATTATAAGCTGGATAGGTACCCAGAAATAGGGGGCCGCAAGATAAATTCAATCCGTCGCACTACACCATCATACAATGCAAACAATTATGATGATGGCATCTGCGACTGGGTTGTTTATATAACCGTGCAATACGAAAACAACTATTTTGAGTAAAGGAGAATGACAATATGAAAGCTGAAAGACAGTACCTTGCACACTTTATTGATGCTGCTTTTGACACAACTTATGCAGCGAGCACTTATGTTAGGCTGGGGGATGATCTGGAAGAATTTAACGAGGAGCTTAACCCAGAAGTCGAAACGAAAAAAAATATATTAGGAAGCCAGAGCGTACAGCATTCTGGGTATGAGGTAAGTTCAGAGGTTTCGCCCTATTATTACTCATACGATGATGAATTATCCGAAAAGATCATGGATATAGCAATGAGCAGGAAAAAGGGAGATGCATGTAAGACCTCACAGGTAGATGTACTGCTGAAGGCTGACGGTTCAGTCCTTAAGGCGTGGCGTGAAGATGTGTATGTAATCCCTGATTCTGTAGGCGGTGATACAACAGGAGTGCAGATCCCATTCACTGTATATAATGCCGGAAATCGTGTGGAAGGTAAATTTGATTTAAGCACTAAGAAATTCACAGCGGGGTCCAGTAGTGAAGCATGAACGTTACTGAACGCAGTTAAAAAAGCATATTTTGAATCGCTGAGTAATAATGAACTTTTAATTGACCCAGAAAAGGAGTTAGAGTATGAGCAACAAATTAGTGAAACCAAATTCACAGACAATGAACAGAAATGAAGAAGAACTGATTATTAACACCGGTGCAAAGAAATATGTTATCAAAGACGAACATAGGCGCCCTATGGGTGAATTCTTCTGGAACCCGTCTGATACCGGTATACTAAGCCGGTACAATGACGTGGTTGAATATTTTAACAGCCTCGATCTGAAAGAAGGAGAGGATGCAGAAAAATTCATTGTGGACGCGGATAAAGGAATCGTGGAGAAAATGTCATATCTGCTGAATGAGGACACAAGCACATCTTTATTCAGCAGAGTTGCGCCTTTATCTATGCTGGCCAACGGAAATGTATTTGCTTTTGAGGTGTTAGACAAAATCGCAAGTCTGGTCGAAAAAGAGAGCAAAATCAGGGTGAACAGGGCCAATACAAAGGTAAATAAATACACAAGGAAGTACCATAACTAATGGATGTATGGGAACTTCCAAAATCTTTAATCGTTTGTGGCAAGGAGCATAAGATACGCACGGATTTTCGCGAAATCGTTGATATTCTTAGAGCTTTTAATGACCCTGAGTTAAATGACACAGACAAGATTCTGACAATGATTGACATACTCTATACCGACATTGAAATTGTTGAAAATATGGGGAAAATATATGTTCTGTCCAATGGGAAACCGCTGTCGCAAGAAGAGGTTACAGAAGCTATACAAAAAGGCGTGGAATTTATCGACGCGGGAACTGAAGGGGATAACAAGCCTAAACCGCGCATTATGGACTGGGAACAAGACGCTCCTTTGATATTTCCATCTGTAAATAAAATGATCGGGCATGACGTAAGGGCAATGAAATATATGCACTGGTGGACGTTCCTGGGGTACTTTATGGAAATGCCAGACGGTACATTTTTACAGGTAATAAATATCCGACAGAAAAAAAACAGCAAGTCTAAGATGGAAAAATGGGAGAAGAAATTTTATAACGAAAACCGTAAATTATGTGATCTGGACAAACGGCTCTCAAAGGAAGAGCAGGAAGAACGGGACAAGCTGAATAAAATGCTTGGATAGCAGGGGGGGTGACAGGATTGGAAGATGGTTCCATTATCATTGATTCGTCGATTGATACAGATGGCGTAAAAGCCGGTGCAGATAATATAAAGGACATACTCAAAAGCCTGGTACTGTCATGTGACAAGCTGCGCGCATCAATAGACGCGCTCTCTGCATCCATGTCAGAAGGGTTTAAAAGTGCCGGCGGCAGTGCAAAAGAGGCTACTAATGGAATAAAAGAGTTAGAAAACGCGGAAAAAAAGGCAAAAAAGCAGGCAGAAGATTTAAACGATATCCATATAGACCGTGCTGACGATATCAAAGAAGGTGAACTCCCCAAAAGTATAGAATGGTCTGGAAAAGGCGGATATGATCCTAAGGCTATAGAGTATATAGAAAACTATGCAAATAAAGCATCCAGCGCAATAGACAACCTAAAAGCAAAAGCGGAGGATTATAAACGGCAACTGAAAGAACTTGAAAAAGCTGGAAAATATTTCGATAACAGTGACGAGTATCAGGACGTATATATTGAGTTGCAGAACATAAATGGACAGATTAGGGAGTATAAGAAGAATCTTAATGATATGGCTTACGGCGGGAAACTGGACAGCATGGAGACTGAATTGGAATCCCTCAGAGCCAAGACTAGAAACCTAACAGAGGAAACCAGATATTACGAACTGGAGTTGAAACGACTATCAGGCCAGGGGCTAGGGCTTGGAGACAAAGAATACGACAGCGTATATCAAAGCC